TTTATAAAAGCTACACAGTCTTTCCATTCTTGACTATCACAAAGCTTTCTAAATTTTTCAAATTTTTCTACATGTTCTCGTAGCATCTTTTCAGTTTCTTTATCAAGCCCAGCTTCTTTAGCTTTTTTCTTTTTGTTGCTTTCTAAGTAACTTACTACCATAAATTAATTCCTCCTATAATCCTACACTTGACGGTCCTATCATATCTTCCCTAACTTCATCTCTTACTTGAGTAGGGTCAGGTATCTGACCTTCTGCTTGCTGTTCTTCTAACATATTAGCAAACTCTGGGATAGCACCTTTGATACCTCTTTCCATATCGTTTACATATTGACCAACTTGTCCTTCAGGTATTCCACGTTCATTAGCTTCTTGTCTAATTGCTTGTCTAATACCTAAAGAGTTACTCAATGTATTTATTTGTCTGTAATTCAATTCATTCAATACCCAAATGAAGAAGTCTCCAGCTGGGAACTCTGGTCTTTGTACTATAGACTGGAACGCAGGAGCACCCATCAATTGGAATAATTTCATTACTGAAGACTCTCTCTCAACAGATGTTTGAGCATTGCCTATCATAAATACATAGTTACCATTTCTAGTTTGTTCGGTAACTTCATAGAAATCTTTAATACCATCTTTAACTACAGGTATAACATCATTAGTAGTTTGGTATTCTTTCTTAAGTTTATATATAGCCCATATAATAGGAACTATTACATTATGCGAGAAGAGATAAGCCTCTCTCGATAGTCTAGTTGTTTGACCAGAATAAATATAAGTTGACTCAGATGCCGTTCTTACACCACCTAGACCACCAGTACCTTGCATATATGGTGATATACCTGTTGCACCTTCCATCTTCCTTTTGAAGAAATCTTGGAAATCAAAACCTCTTAGACCAGCTGAGAAGTTTAATGGTTGTGGCATCCTACCTGGGTCATCTAATGTATCTGGACTCCATTCAATAACTCCACCAGGTTCGTAAGTAATACCAGAACTTAAGAAACCTTTCTGAGCTAATACAGGTGGGTTGGTGGTTAATAACCAACTTTCCATCGTTAAATCCATACATTTGTTTTCTAATTCGTTTAGAAGTAATGCTGGCTTTAATGGAGTCTGACCTCTTAATGTGTCAGGTCTTTCATTATAACAAGTATATCCGATAGGACATACAGGATATAAACTTTCTTCTAACTTGGCAAGATACTTACCAGCAACCACAACAATAATAACATTGCGAGCGGTATCCCCATTAGGTAATATGTAATCGCCATAATATTCCATTACCTCCACACTAGAACCAATAAACTTGGTATCTACATTATGATAAGCATCAGCATAATCGAATACAGTTTCTTTTTGCTTAGCCTCAACTTCTTGTTTAAGGTCGCTAATTTCTTCTCTTGTTAATTTATAATCTTTATTAGCTAAGATATAAGTAAGTGGTACAAACTCTCTATAAATCTTACCACAACTTTCCCAATGAGACTTCTGGGATTTATCAAAGTATAAGTTAAGAGGGTCTATACGTTCTATATCAGCTCCCTCATAAACTACTTCATCGTAAGGTTTATTAACTACTTCTACATCTATTAGATTACCCATATCATCTAGGATAGGTACTTCTTCCTGAACTCTCTTACGTTCTACCTTAGTAGTCCAATGAGCAAACCAAGCTGCCTCACCTTTATCCATATAGTCATCTAGTATTGTATCTAATGTAGATTGTAAGTCAATCTTATAACAATCATATACTAAAGCTGATTTCAGCATTGCACTAAGCTCATGGCTTTCTGGGTCTAGACCTTCGATATCAAACATACCATCATAGTTTTGATAAGTTGATTTGAATAGGTTAGCTCTTAGAGATTGTCTTTGTTCATATACATCAGGTATCATTTTAACTTGGTCTTTGTATTCATTAGCAGAAGGATAAATCTCTCTTACTACCCTATCGTAGTCTTCACGAACCTCATCTACATCTTTAGACCATTGTTTAGCTTTATTGTTAATATCCTCACAGATATTATCTCTATCTATCTTTCTGATTTCTTTTTTGTTATCATCTTTGTAATAATAAAATCTCATCTTAATCCTGTCTTATATTCGTACTTATTTCTACCAAATACATCTTTCTTTATCCCTTGGAAAGTTTGAGTAGGTGACTCCTCTTTCTTAATAGGATAATATCTCATTGCTACATAACCACACGCATCAGTAGGGTGGGTTAAGTATTTAGCCTTAGGGTCATTCTTCATTTGATAAGTAGAAGGCTTTTTAGGCTTACCAGTACCCTCTTCTTGAACTAAGTTCTCTATATCATATATCAATGTTTTACAATCTGGATGAATAAAGATATGAGGTTGACCATCTTCTCCTCTCATCATATTATTCCAGCAATTATATCTATACGATATAGGTGGGTTAGATTTACCAACATCAAAGCTTACATTACTAAATCCCATACGTTGGAACTCAGCTCTCATTATCTTATAATCACTACCAGTAGTTTTCTCATATCTGCCAGAACAGTCACCTGTGATTATTATTTGGCTATCTTTGAAGCCATTGTCTGTTAGTATCTCACCCATTAATCTTGTTTGATGGAGTGTATCTGTAAAGCTTTCTACCAACTCATAGAGTATATAGATATTACCATTATAATGTTGAACTAGGAACCAACACATAGGGTCTGTGTTAAAGTCGCATGCTATGTATAATGGTTTAGTTCTATCTATCTCTATAGTTTCGTTTAGGTTATCTGCTCTACTAAATCCTTTAGTAGCTAGACCAGATACAAAGTCCATATCTTCACCAAGAACATTACGTTTATAATATTCTTCAGAGTATCTCTCTTTCATACTCTCAATAAAACCTTTAGGTAAGTTCTTAGCGTTTTCTGTTGTAGGAGCAATTATCCTGCGATAGTTCTCTGGTTTATTCTCTACAAAGTATTCATATACCCAACCTTTAGTTGCTTGAGGGTTTGTATGACCGAAGAGTCTATACTTAAAGTTAGAACCCCAGCTAGGCTTCTTCTCTTGACGTAGACGACCTAACAACATATCAAATGTTGAACGAGGTATATCACTCATTTCCTCTAGCTCTACGAACCCTAGATTTAATGATTTAAGTTTATCAGGTTCTTCCAAGTGTCTAAAAAGTATTTCAGATTTGTTTGAGAATACTAATTTGCTTTCAGCTTTAAGATAGTTCCAATCTACACCTTCTTGTAACCCCATCTTCTCAAGATGTTCAAAGTAACTCACTAAGGTTGTATCTCTAACTAGGATATATGTTTGTGCACCTACTAAACCTCGTATACCTGGGTATTTAAGGGCTAGGATAATACCAAGAAGGCTACCAGAGAATGTCTTACCAGAACCAAATCCACCTTGGTATAACGCTACATCTATATCACTACTATGGGAACCTTGTTCTAGGAACTCTTTCTGTGCTGGTAGTAATTCGTAGTTGTAGCTCATTAACTATTCCTTTCTACCTTCTTATATATATCAACTATTTTTGGTATCTGATATGCTAACCAGTCTACTATCTTTTCATCTACAGCATATTCTGGCAATCCACTTTCAAATAGGAATGCATGAATTACCTCATGACGTACTATTCTATTAAAGTCAGATATTTCTTCATTATCTTTACTTATAAAGATTTCTTTATCCATAAATCTACATATACCAGATGCTTTGTCTAACTTATCAAAATCTTTATCTACAACTTTATAAGTATATTTTGTTCCAAGTATATCTAACTTCATCTCTCCTCCAATAAACTTACAAAGCGGGGAATATATTTATCCCCGACTTTTGCCCTCTATATTCATAGTGCCTAGATAGGGTAGGCTAATAAATGGTTGCAGCTATGGGAGTCGCACCCATTACCATCGGGTTATGAGCCCGATATGCACCTGTTACACCTAGCTGCTATATGGTACGGTCACTAGGATTTACACCCAGACTTCCTGCCCCGCCCTGGTAGGTGTACTATATTAACACTATGACCGTATGACCCTCGGTTATACGTTCCGAGGAAACGTAAATTTAGACGTGCCATACTGAGAATGCACGTATGTCTCAGATTATCTTGCGGTAGCTTACCAGGAATACTCCATGCTACCGTCTAAATCTTATTACCATCTAGATTAAAGTTAAGGACAGCAATCTCTTTCTTAACTTCATCTGGGTTAACTCCGTTATATCTAGCTATATCAGCAAGTATAGCTCTTGCATCAGCTAACTTACCTTTCTTCTTTGCATCATTGAACATATCCCAATATATACGAAGAAGGTCTTCCTTCTCAAACTGGATATCGTCTATCATGGTGTTAAGTTCGGTCCTACGCTCTTTAACACATTCTTTTATATTGTCATCAGCTAATAAACGAAGTCCAATCATATTAGCATTTTTTCTATCAAACCCAGCATCTATTGCAGAAGATGTAGGGTCTAATGTTGTTAAGTATCTATCTATAAACTTTTTATGTTGTTCATCTAGTTCTTGATAACTCATTACTCCTCCGAATAAGTTAGGCAGGTGGGTTGACCTAACTGTTATTAAGGGTTGACGAAAGGAGGAGAAGTAAGTACCCACCTTTTACCGTATCTTATTATCCGTTGAATATCTTGAAGTGAGCGCAATCTAAAACATCTATCGGTTCAGTAGCCGTAACTAATCCGCTACTTAGACATTCAATTAAGGGACATCCATATCGTTGTTCACAGTACATACAAATATCATTTTTATCTATATATACTGTTCTATTATTTTCATTATCTATTTCTACTTCCATTATTTATATCTATCTTTACCTATCCTTCGCTATCGCTTTCAGCGGTAAAGAGAATAGGGTTATTTGTACCTATCTTTACCTATCCAGAAATAAGGTTTATCTTCTCCATCTCTTATAATTGGTATACAGCTAGTAGAAAAAGAATTATCCTTGGTATTTAACAATACGAAACCTTGTTGCCAATCCATCATTAACCTTCTACCTTTAAGATGGTACCAAGGGGTACGCTGACATAGACAACCTCCCTCTATAGCCACCGTCTCTCCTACTGAAGTAGTCTTAAAGACTTGAGCTAGCCTATGGGTATGACCTTGGATAATAGAAGTACCTTCTTGTTCCATTGTAGCATAAGCAGAATTACCACCTTTGCTACGAGCAACAGTCCCATGGGTTATTAATATTTCTTTATTACCCAACGGGTCGTATACCTCATCCACATAATCTATACCAAAATCATCTAACTTAAACCAATTCTTAATTGTATAATTCTCATCTTCAATTAAGATAGGGGATAGAGCTGTCCAATTATCTATCCAACCTTCATGGCATTGAGAACCAATATAAGTTATCTTGGCATCTGGTAGTACATCTCGTAACAACTCTGCTATAGGAAACCAATACTCTCTCTCTTGCTTAGCAGTTCTAAATGTTTGAGCTATCTCTCTCATCTTTGGATGGGTAGAGAACGCACCACAATCATTTATATTACCATTAAGTATAAGTTCATCTGGTTGGTATTCATAGAGGAAGTTAATAAAAACCTTAAGAGCTTCTACGTCGTGGAAAGGTATATGCCAATCAGAAGTAATTACCATCGAAGTTTCTTCTTTGTCGTCAACAGACGGAACTATAACTAAAGGTTTTTCTTTCAAACTTGTAAAATATGGTAATAAATCTTCAACTAACCTTTTACTTACACCCTCAGGAGGTATTACCTTCCCTTCTCTTATATCTTCTCTATTAGGTTCTCCAGCTAACTTATACCATCTATATATATCTTCTATATTAGGTAAGTTATTAGCCATCTATACCCCCAAAGGTTCTTCTTCTATTTGTCTAACTAATTCAAGATATTTATCAGTATCTTCTAAACATTCCATAAATTCTATTATTTTATTATAACATTCAGTAATATTAGTAGATGAGAAGCTATACATTCTAACTCTTTCATCACC